TTTCGCTGCCTTTCTTGCTTTACGCATGAAAGTCAGTTCTCCTTCATTATACAACCATGGTTGCTTAAGTGCTTCTTTAGTTAATCTGATTGTGTCCTTGAGACGCATAGTAGACCTCGTAATACTTGATGATACCGTGTGTAATCATATTGCCCTGAGACACCCAATCATGGGCGCACTCATATATGCTCTGATTAGAATATTTAGGTGTACCATCTGGAGTCAACTCTGATCCAAATCTCTGCAGAAGCGTCTTCAAACATGCTTGTCTGACCTTCATCTTTTGATCAGAGTATCTCCAATCAGTCAGGGTATCCGTCATCGTCGTCAAAAATTTCGTCGTAATCGTGGTGAATTGTAGACAGTGTAGAAGATCCTCCATACATATCAACTCTTTCTTCTGCAACAGCACGGAAAGAGTCAACATCAGAATAAACTTCCGATTCTAGAGATTCAACCAAAAGTTTCAGATTTCGTACAATTAATTTTAACTTGTCTCTGTCCATGGCAGTCTAGTTTACTCATATTATAAACAAAAAAAGAGGGAAAGTCAATTCCCTCTCGTTACTAAGACTTTCTCAAGCCAGTCTTTCATGTGAATGCGATAACAGGACCAGTAGTAACATCCTCTGTATTTGAGTTGATAACACGCTGGTGGTCTATTATCTTTATCCATATCATCGTAATGATATCGATAATACTCCATCACTTGTTATAGGTGCGTCCACGATAGCAGAAAGTACCGTGAGTTTCCTTTGGTTCGTGACCACAGGTTTCGTAAACCACACCACGATATGCAGTGTGAGAAATCTGTGCATCGTGAAGAGCAGATGCCTTGTTGATCTGCTTTTTGATGAGAGTTAAGGTGTTCATGAGTTTACTCCTGAAATACTAGGGATTTTTAGCCCCGTTCCTTCAGTCGTTTGCGTCCCAATAGCACTCAGGTGCAGATTCCTTGACGGTCTCTACTAGTTCTACCTTCACAAGTGCAGGTAGATCATCATGCTTGGAAATCCGAATCATTAAATCATCGGCTTCCTTACATGTGAGCGTTGTGTATAGAAATAATTCTAACATGGGATGAACGCTCCGTTCCGCGACTTACTTGCGTCCTAGACCAGCATCTCATTGCACTCACCTTTTACCTTAGATCTAAGATAACCGATAAGATTATACTTGGATCTGGTGTCTAAATTGTCATCCATAAGGATTTCAATTCGTTGTTGTAGATACCTTTCACAACTCATATGCCACCCATAAGGTGAACTATCATTATGATGGGCTAAGGTAAATGCCAGTAGGATACTGAGCATTGGATGAACGACAAGGATATTATAGTCCTCGTTTCTATTTATGTCAACACTGTTGCAATCACTACATTTTGTATCATAGCGAACCCTACAGAGCAAAAAATTTGGGGAATTTTTTTTCCCGATATTTTGGATTATTTTTTCGATTTTGGTTTTGGGTCTTCTCCCCATGTCTTTGGGTTGGCAGTGCCTGGACCCCAGACAATACTCTTCAACCCCTCACGATACTTGTCCCAGTACATATCAAAGAGTCTCAATCTCTTTCCAGTTCTGGTCAAGTCATAGTATGTTTTCCCATCAATAACGTATGTAACCAAGTATGCATCATTAGGCAGTGACTTGTCATTGAGCTGCCTGGTGTTAGCGTTCTGATGGAGCACGGTACAACCGTAGATTCTTTTACAATCTTGCAGTTCCTCCGCAGTCCACAGATCGTTATCAGCCACGGGATCCCCAGATGATGTCGGGATAGGCTTCTTTAACAGTGTTGTGGGTGATTTTGTATCGTTTTCCAAGTTGCTTATCCTTTACTAGACAAAGACATTCAGCTTCTTCTGGGTGAAGCGACTCAAGAAGTTGAATGAACATAGACTCCCTACGAGTGGTCTTCAGAGAGTCATTACCCCCCTTCACAAAGTTATAGAGGATTCTATACTGACTGTTGAGTCTGCTTACACCTTCACCAGTCTTATTGTCGTTAGGGGTGTAAGGAACCTCACCATCGGGCACCGCAGACTCAATGGTCTCATCAAAATTCCAAACAAAAAGATGAATCAATGCAGGACTTCTATACTCTTGCAAGATAGAGATCTTTTCTGCTTTTGTTTTTGCGTTTGAAACTTTTTGAAATACCTCAGTTACAAGAGGATTGGGGGGCAATTTAGCCATGATTAAACTCCAAAATAATTAATCTTCTTCTTCAAAATCGTCATCATAAGTGAATTTGAATGCAATCAATGAATCATGGATGACGTTTCCATTTTCATCATACATCTCTGGGTGCATTGTTGGTTGTTCAGTTGCATTATACAACAGATACTCTCTGGTTGTCCATCCAACCACTCCACCAACCAAGAACGCCATGAACGCAACTAACGTTCCAAAAACAAGACTGACTGCTAACATTTTAGTTCTCCTGGAACTCCCTAATTGGTCGTTCCTCAAGGGAACAACCACTTTACTTAAAGTGTGAGTTGTTCCTCCATAACTTAAAATTTATTTATACTATTATAACAGGTTTTGCTCCTGAAGGAAGTGCAATGTGTCTTTGCATCCTCCAATGTGTTGGTTGTTGATTGAAACCTGTGGGAAAGTGGCACCCTCACCAAACTCTTTGTAGAATTGCTCCTTAGTAAAGTCCTCTTCATACTTATATTGAATGTAATCAATGTGAAGAGTATCAAATAACATTCGGACTCTTTCGCACCATTGACAATTATCTTTGGAATAAAAAACGGCTTTCATTTTAGTCTTTTGATTTACTTCCATGGTTCTCCTAAGACCCAGGTCACTAAACTATATCTAGTCCCTCTCGTAACTGGAGAGACTTTGTGCATTGTGAAACTCGGAAAAACAATTGCAGATCCCTTACCACAAAACTCTTTAGGGGTGTATGGTTCAGTTTCTCCTAGTTCACCAAAAGTATCAGAAATATATGTAGGGTCGGAGAACATCAACTCTCCACCGTCATAATCTTCTAGATCCGACAAGTTTATAGTGATGCTAATCTTTCTTACTTTACCAGCATAATCACTGATGCGTTTTGATCCTTGATATGCACTTGGATGGTCTGATCCTCCGTCAGCGTGCCAACTGTAGTGCCCACCGACTTTGTATTCTGTGAACTGAAGTTTCTCACACACAGATACATCCCAGTTCCAACCAGCACCCTGATTTGCAACCTCGACTATCTCTTGAATCTTTTCATAAATCCAGCGATCATCTAGCCATGCAATGTTGCAGTCTCTGGCACTCTTATTGACTTGTTTATTCAAACTATCAGCATATACTTTCCCCACATTCTGATCATCAGACTGTCGATTAAGTATAGAAGTTCCCTTCTCTATAATTTTATCACACTCTTCTTCACTAAAGATGTAATCAAAATGCCAATAAGTAGTCTGTAAGTGCATGATATATTTCTCGCAAGTAAATTATAAATGTAAAAGATAGAGATGTCAAGCTCTAAAGTTAGTTCTTGAAGAATTGAAGTCAACAGATGTTACACCAACACCAGGATCTCCATAGTCTGTTGGACCAGCAGAGGAGAAACTGACATTTGGATTGCTTCCACCTGTATCACCTTGCGAACTTATAGCGATGTTCGTAGATGTAGAGTAAGTATAGTTTCCATATGTGCCCTGACCACTTCCATCAGAAGGAACTCTCCAAAGAATTAAGACATTGTTTGCAGATCCAACTGTGCTTTCGTCTGTCTTAGAGAGATAAACAAGATGACCACCATCACTTGAATCAAGTCTCAAGACTCCCTCTGGATTACCATCACTTGTTTTGTTTGAGGCATCACCGACCATCTTATTCTGCCACGCAATGCTACCATCGGTAACATCAAACTTGATAAAATGAGTTACCTCTTCAGTAGATTGAATGACAGCATAGCAGTAATCACCGTCATAAACATAGGTTCTAGCCTTAGCAAAGTCAGTTGTTGCTCCAGTAGTAGAGTCTGTAATCGTCCACCCAGCAACGTAACTCAAACCATCATTGAGAACAAAATACGTTTGAGTATTAGAACTACTTCGTTGAGCTGATGCTAGAAGATTCGTTCCATTAGTCTTGATACCTCTGAATCTCCATAGGTTACTGTTGCTCCCAATGTAAGTATTTTTAATTCCAACCAAAGAGTCTGCTCCTAGTCCAGTCTTAATAATGGCTGAGTATCCACGTTGTCCGACGTTTGGAGTGAAAGTAACTCCTCCAGATGTCTGCATGTAAAAGTGAGTTCCTAACTTTGCAATCTCTCCAAATCTGAGACTGGCAAGTCCTGATGGACCACCATTAAATGCATGACTAGTATTTCTTGTGCCATCAGATGCATCAAAGGTATATGAAGATCCTCTATGAATACCACCTGGTGGATATGGTCTTGGGTAGTCAGCAAATCCACCCATCACAGCGTCTCCACTGCCATTAAAATTTACATCATAAGCGTAGTCAGATCCATTACTATCATTTGGATAAGCCCAACGTGTCTGCCATTGTTTTTCACCACTAGAGTTTAGTTTAGTGAGAAATCCACTATTGTTATAAACACCAGATCTATTAACTGACCCAGCAATAAAGATATTATCACTATCATCTAGGTTTACACCTTCAATCCTATTAGATACATCATCAGTTGATGCACCATTAAAAGCTTTCTCCCAAACTACCTTACCAAGTTTAGTTAACTTCGTGACGTAGATAGCTGTAGTCACAGCTGCATTTAAATATCTCACTCCACAAACAATGTAGTCACCGTTGCTATCGATGTTGAGTGATAGATAACTACTGCTACTTCTGAATATGTTCGTGTTATCTCCTATGATAAGGAGCCATTCTTTACGATCATTCTCATGCACCAGAGTCCAAGTATCATCTTGTTTTTTATAAACTTGATTCGCTGCTTTCCATTGACCACTATCTTTGATAAACAACTGAGTTGGAGTCACCCAGTTCCCATCATCATTTACATAAAGATTGGGCATAATTAATTACCTGTATA